CATAGTAATACCTTTATAAGAGGCTACGATTAGATAATCAATATTAGCTGACCCCGCATCAACTACTGTAGCAATACCATGAACTCCGCAGCCCATCGCGTTATCTACACCAGAGTAAGGCCAAAAAGCAGGTTCTTGACCATTATCCACGAATGAGCCTGTTTTATTTCTCTTAAAGAAATATAAAACATCTCTTAATTCTGTTGCATTTGTAAGAGGATTTCCATCAGGAGGAAATGATAATACTCCATTAATCTGATTAATAGCCTCGGGTTCACCTATTGCACTTGCATATCCTAAAGATACATTATTATAATCACAATAAGTGACAAGACGATTATGATAGGTGCAAAGCCCAACTCCTGCTGGAATTTCCGCGAAGTTATCAATAAGATGAGAAGCGTCTAATAGTAAGTCTTGGTCATAAAAGGATTGATTAGCAAGAGTGGTTACTACGTTACCTGCGATTGTTGCTCCGGGAATGAAGAATAATTGATATCCATTCACATCACCGTTATACGTCTGAATTACTTTAGATGCTACAACGTGTCGTTTGGTAACATGCGCGAGGGGAGAAACAGCCACACCTGTAAAATCTACTTCTAAATTAGCTGCTGTAGTAAGAGCGACTAATCCTCCAGGGGCAGAAAGATAACCTGTATCAGTTTCAAACACATAACCAAAAATATGCACTCCAGCGTCAGTATGACCAGCAGCACCGTTAACGGGAACAATAGCAGTAGTCGGACCAGCACCCGCAGCTTTACGCGCAGCCACTCCAGCACCAAGATAAACATAGAGGAATTCACCAGTTAATCCTCTTTCACGATTCATTCCACTCACTAACGCAGTAGTAAATGGAGTAATATATGCCCGCCCTGCATAGGGAGTAAAACCAAAATCAGTCATTGTAGCAATAGTAAGAATAGGACCAAATACAGTCAATGAATCTACAACATGATAAATCTTTCCGCCTGTAACTAGAACTAATAGAGTCTGTTTATCGGCAGTTGGATAATTATAAATTCTAAGAACATTCTGAGTTGGAGTTGCTAAAGCCTGATGTAGTCCAATACCATCTCTTGAACCGAAAGCATCATCACCAATAAATTTCAGATTAACACAATCACTAAAATGGTCCATTGGCGTATCAACAATAGTTCCCCTATTGTATAGACCATTAAATTCTTCTAACAGTACAGGTTCGTGTTCTCTCATGGCACTATGTCATGAATCCGCGTTTTTTATATGCAGCTCTAAAGGGACGACGACGAGTAAGAATAGTCTGCTTACCTTTAACACCAATACCCGTAGCTCTATCTAACGCCATTATAGCATAGGTATTAAGAGAATTAGCACTAGCTAGATTGCGTTCAATAAATTCAGCACATAGACCAGCAGTACGATATTCAAGGAATGTAGCAGCATTGATGACGTTGATTAATGAGGTTTCATCAACTAATGGAGTAAATATGTCCTTAATATAGTCAATTTTAATATCATTACTTTGATTAGAAGGAAGAAATTTAATTATCTGATTTTCCCAGACATAAAAACTAAACTTGCTGGTTGTAGTTCCTTCAAACTGATGGGGAATATAATCCCTTCTCGACATTGGAACATAAGGGTCAATTCCTGTCTGTCTTTCCCATAATTGATTAGGTTCAATCATATCATCAGGTAACTTAGGAACACCAACACCATTGTAGATGATTTGGGTGGTTCCTACAGGAATATTAATTAATGCTGAAGTAAGTTGAGTTACAGGTATGCTATTAAGCTCAAAATGTTCCTGTAACTCTTGCATAGCAATCTGTAAATATGGAAGAACCGCTGTGTAGGTATAGATAGTCCTCGCGGTATCATTCAATAACGTGGATGATTTAGCTAGAACTGTTGACGCAACGAGGTCTGCGGTTGACATGTTTTTACCAGAAGAAATGACCCATTAATACACCAAACGCGAAGGGAAGAATAGGTTTCTTTGCAAATTTCCAAATCATTTCACTAATCGTATCTCCAGGTGTATGATTCCAAACGGACCAAAATTCATACACGAATATTAAAACCACTCCAGTTAAAAGTAACCATTTCATATATTACTGGGCAAACGTAAGGCCCAACTCCTTAGCTTTAACAGGGTCATTAATAGCCTTACAAGTAGGACAAACAGGGAACATAGGATTAAGTAGTCCACCACAAGCCTTACAACGAACAGTATCAACCATCCTAAAGTCTTTCAGCCAATCTTTAGGAAGATTCATCTCTTTAGCTGCAACTCGCATACTATCACTGATTGCGAGAGGATTACCATTAGAACGTGCCCACAAAGCATCAGCGAGCTTAATCAAGGTAGAAAACCAATTACGCTGTCTTACTAATGCAGCGTCTAATTCATGCTTAAAGTTCTTTTGAATGGCAACTAGGCTATGCTCGCCGGGAATATAGAACAATCCTGGCATAGCATCTGACATATTACATCCTAGAATTCCATTACAAAAGTCTTTAATGACTGAATCAGCAATCTGTACGCTTGAAACAGGAATTTCAAGTAACGGTTGTTCTTCATCAATTTCTCTCCACCAACTACTAGGACCAAACACTACAACGGACGGATGTTCATAAGAACCAGCAGGAATTAGAAATACTCCGGGTGTAATTGTTGGTTTAGTTTCAAGAATTTCCGCTGGATAAATACTGACAACAGTAGTTTTATCCAATGGATTCACTGGTCCACGAATAGTTCGACGCCGAAAAGCTGATTTTCCAGGAAATTCGCCAACTACAGACATAACTAACCCTCTTTCTGAGCGATTTTATATGATTGAGGCATCGCTATGGCCTCTCCTGTTATAGTTCGACCAAGTAAGGAAGATTCATCTCCAAATAATTCCTCCGTTAACTTTTCAATCCTCTTTTCTTTCGCTTCAATAGGATGTTTAGATTCCTCATCAATATATTTTGCCATACTCTGTTTACCCAAAGCAGCATACAGAGTGTCGATTACAAATTTACAACCCCAAAGTGTTGGGGGGATATATTCATCAAACTTACCACGAAATACCCAAATAGGTTCATAGGATAATTTCAGTCCAGCCAATTCGGGTATGTTAGATTCAGGAACAATCACTAATCTTTCAAGAACATACTTTTCATGAATCCACTGTCGATACTTCGGAAGTAGTTTTACCACTGATTCAAGTAGTATTACTCCTGAATCAGTCCTATCAGTTAAACGCTTTTCAAACTGGTCTTCCGACCATACTACGCGAAATATAGGTTGACCCGTTCCGGTATCAACACCGAACAGGTCTACTAATTGACCGTTAATAGATTCGATTGGTTCAGCTAATTCCATATCATTCGGGGAGGAGACACTATTATCTCCTCCCCCCTCGTGCAGACCACTACGCAGGCACAACCACTACAGGGTCAACAACTGTAGCAGCAAAGTTCCGCCACACATCGCCAGCAGAACCCTTCTTGAACCCAAGTGCGATGGTAACATCAATGTCAGCAACATAGTTATTAATAACCATGTTGAGAGAGCCACCATCGAGATTGATTCTCCAACCACCTTCTACTGCAAACTTAGAATAGAAAGTGTTACCTTCAACCAAATAGTTATTACCAGCAACAATGATATCACCCGCATTGCCACGCTGGAATCGGTTATTCCGAATAACACCATAGCCAGTCTGGGCTACACCACCATCAGCAGTATTGCGAATTGCAGTTCCAGTTCCAAGTGCCTCAAAGTCACAATCTTCAATCAGGATACGCTTACATTCACCAACATTGACGCCACAACCAGCAGCTCCACCAGTCGAGAAGTAACAACCAAGAACTCGACCATGTGAACCATCAGGAATAATTGCAGTTTCCATACGACGGAAACGAATAGCATCATTTCCCGCTGGAGGTGCAAACTGAATATTCTGAACAGTCCAACCCTGTTCAATAATATTCAGATTCGGCCTAACAACACCAGAAGTAGGTGCCAACCATGATGCTCCACCACCCGTCGGAACACCACCATTAGTAGCCTGACGCGGCCTATTAGCTGCACCTAGAATAGTAACGTCAAAAACACCAACAGGAGTAAAAGCAACTTCACGCAATACTCCAGAGAGATAAATCAAATCTCTGGAACGAAGGTTTGGAGCGAGCGCTTCAAAAGTTTCGAATGAACCTCGCGGTCCACCACCCTGCGGAAACAGATACCAAACCTTATTAATTACACCATAATCCTGTAGAATAGCGCGACGATTTTCCTCGCGCATATTCCGCCAAAAACCATCATACATGATATTTCTCCAGTCTTATTGACCAGCGTTGTTACGCCAGAGAATTAAGCGCGTGGTTATCGGTATACGCGCCCCACCATCCTAACAGTTATTACACTACAGCAGCGGGCCACCAATAGGCAGAAACTGGGTCCCAACACATCAAGATTGGTCGTAGTGTAATAGGCTGATAACCAACCTTAATAGGATACAACGCACCATTAGTAAGCATTGCTCCAGGCGCACCATGCGTAAAGCAAAGAACTACTTCACAATACGCATCGGGTTGAGGTGGAACAAGATTAGCAAGCTGAACCTGTCCACTAAGGAAGGTAAACCTTGCCGTGGGTGTAATAGTAAGAGCACAAACCTGAGTAGTAGGTTTGGGCTGAGTGGGGCCATGACAAACCCCAAAGTCAGCGGAATTAAGGGTTCCAGCAACAGCCATTTTATTTTCCTTTTCTCCCTAATTCCAGTTAGTAACCAGTGGGAACTGCCAACGTATCAATATAGGCACAAGCAGCAGGATTCGTAACAAACGTCTGCATACCCACAACCATATAGAAGATGTCAGCAGTAGCCACACCACCAGAAGGACCACGGATTTCAAAGATTCTACGACCATCAGTTGTATAGAAACCAATGGGAAGAATCTCACCGCGACCCCACACTTCATCAACAATGAAGTCAATACGAGTCTTGTCCCAGTTAAAGGAATCACGCAGACTAGCACCAGCCATCTGCATACCATCGCCGAAATACATGTTCAGCGATTCTTCCTTTGCCTGCTTATGAATAATCGAAACCAACTGTCCGATTTCCTCATAAGCCTGCTTCTGACAAGGATGCAACCATGCAGTAGGCTTGAATGTATTGTCAATACCTACACGGTTTCCAATCTTATTCATCGCCAATCGTGGCAACGGAAGTGTCAATGCAGCATTCAAACCATTAACACGGTTGGCACGAATCTCTGG